CACAATGATGGAAAAGACTTATATATCACAAAAGAGTATTTAGAAGCAAATTATACTCAAAAAGGTGAATATGATGGAACAGCACAAAGTATTGAAGATAGAGTCGTGGCTGCAGTTGGTCAATTAAATGGAATGTTTCCTTTATCAGAAGCAATAGCTGGAAATGTTTATTATCATCAAGGAAATAAGAAATTTTACATATGTAAAAGTAATTACAATGGTACAACAATATCTGTTCCAAATATGAATTTTGAAGATCTTAGTATTTGGGAAAATCGTAAGAGATTGGAAAATTTAATTAAAGTTAAAAATAATAAAATATTTACAATAGGTAATATTTGTATAGAAACTATAAACTGTACTCCCAATACAGTAGGGGTCAGAACAGTAAATGTTGAAAGTGATTTTAAAAATATATTTTGTATATCTCTTACAGGATATATAACAGAAGGGCAAACAGGAGAACACCTTATGCGACAAGTAGTTCATGACTATTATTCTAAAATAGTTGCTACTAAACAAGTTAAATTATATGCTTCTGGAAATCAATCTTTAGAACTAACTATAATAGGAACTATTTAAAAATTAGTATCCTATTGCTATATAATTAACTCTTATTTGTGTAGTTTTATTTTTTGCAAGAACTTTAAATTTTCTTTTTCTATCTTCAGTAGAAAGACTATCGTCTATAACAAGAGTATCCTCATTTATTTCTGTTATTCCACTTCCAGAAGCAATAGAAACAACTGAAATACAGACATTTGGAAAAGGTTTAGGAAAATAGATATATCCTGTTCTTGCAATAGCATATCCACCTTGAATAATTAAGTTCCCTATATTAAAAGAGTAATTATCATTTGTAATTAAATTTTCCAATCTTTCAAGAATCGATCCATTATCAAATGGAATATAATTATTGATATTTGGAGATATATCACTATTATTATTTTTACAAATATATAGCTTTTTTGTATTGTTATCCCAGTATGCTTTTCCTGCTTCTTTTAATCCTATTTCATTTAGTACTCCGCCATAATCTTTTCCTATCATCTGAGTAAATTTATTGCCTTCTAATGCTTTTCCTGCTTCTGTTCCATATTTAACAATTCCATATTGTTCTTTTGAAGCATAATCAGTTTTATTTACTTTTTTACTCATTCCCTCATTAAACTCTTGAAGTGTTATATAACTGTGTAAATCAATGTTAGCATCTACCTTTGTTCCACTTGTGATATTGAAATAAATAACTATTACAAAAGAATGAGGACTGTCCTTCATCAATGGAATATAGTCATATTTATCTCCTGCATTGGCATAAGCATAAAGAATTTCTTCACCTTCATTTCCTTGTGCATAAAGGCCAATTTCTCTAAATATTTTATCTTCTCTCAAATTAGCATTTGAAAATTGAAGCTCAATAGCTACTATATTATTTTCATCTCCTTGTATTTTGCAACTTGTTACATTAGCTGTTCCCCATTCTTCTTTTACATCTGTTAAGAATCTAATCTCATCATTTGAAGTTATTGAACCACTTCCTAACTTTGCTTTTGTAAAAGTTAAAGTTTCAGATAAATTCCCATTTATCTTCGCTTGAAGTTGTTCTCCTTTTTTTGTTAGCTTTAAGCCTTCAAAATAACTCATTATATAGTCCCTCCTATTTGGATTATCTTAGTAAATCCTATGACTTGTGCTATATTTAATCCCGAATTTATTCTCATTGTTTGGTCTAGTTTAAAGTCTGCTTTTATTTCTATTTTTTTCATACTCTCAACTATTGATGAGTAATATTTATTACTTTTATTATTGATTATTTCAAGTTCCCAATACATTCTTGCCCCAGCTTCACAAACTTTATTTAAATCAGGCATTTTATTAATAACTTTCAAGTCATCAACCATATTTACTTTAAATAGCTGGCTTGCTACTTCTTGTAATGGTCTTGTCTTTAATTTTGTAACTTCTTTATTAGTAAGTTCTCTTGTAAGTGAAAGTAAAAACTCCGTATTGGGTAATCCATCAAGTGCCATTTTTTTTATAATTAATGCTTGTCTATAAGTCTCATCATCTCGACCACTTCTCTTTTCATCATATCTTTCCCCCATAAAATCTAAGAATATCCCTGAACATTTTAATAATGATGTTTGATTTTTTAAGTCCTCTATTAAGTCATTTATGTACTCAACAACAGGCTTCAAAGTCTTATAAAATTTTATTGTATTTTCTTTTTGAAAATACAAAGGTAAACCCTTTATAACTTCATCAATCATGATATTCTCCCAGCACTTTTTGGTATTTCATAAAAGTTTAATTGAATTGAATTACTCCAAATAAGAGTACTTTTTTTTCTAAACTTTAAGTCAAAATCTGTATATTTATAGTTTTTATTATAAAGATACTCATATAAGAATGTTCCATTTGATAGTAAAGCACCTATTCCAGCTTCATTAATATACTCATCAATTAAATTTTTGATTTTCAATTCATCAGCACTTTTTATATCCAATTTATATTCAATTTCTGTTTGAGTTGGTCTATCAAATCTTATAACTTCATAATAATTTGGTACAGATGTTGGAACATTTACAACAACACTTCCCCTTGTATCAGGTGTATGAATGTGCATATAAATAGCATGTGCTATTTCTTCTTTTATTCCTCCATCTACAACTATCCAAATGCTTTTTGGAGAAAGTCCAAAACTGTCAATGTTCATTGTATTATTTCTTATCCCATTAGCACTTTTCACTCCTGGTAATTTTCTAATAGCATTTAAAACAGGTAATAAAGCCCATTCTCCTTTACTATTTCCAGCTAAATATCTTTTTAAATACTCATAATCAGTTTCAGAAGAAAGTCCACCTTCTCCAATTTCTGTATTTTGTACATCTACTATTGAAGCTGGTGCTTTTATAACTTTTTCAATTTTATTAATTTGAATGTTTCCCTCCTCTCCATCGAACAGGCTTTGAAATAGTATTGTCTTACTCTTTGAAGAATCTACCTCAAACCTTTCTATATTTTCATATCTTGTCCCATTCTCTGCTTGGATAATAATATCCCCTTGTATTACATCAACAAAGCCTGTTGCTGTAATTTTACAATGTATTAGGGCTTTTGTTCCAAACCGTCTAGGGAAAAAATATAATAAATTATCTAGTTCTTCATTTTGTGCATTATATATATTTAAACCCCTTGCTATTGAAATAATTTTGTCTTCCAGGTAAGAGCAAAGATATATAAAAGGTGCTGCTAGTTTGTAATAATCACCAGTTGACTCAACATTGAAATCACTCCCAAAGTTTTCCTTTTTCTGTGCCTCTTTTTGTGCTAATTCCATAAGTCCTTGAAAGCCTTTTGTTTCAAATTTATCCACTGATAATCACCTCTTTTTCTATATCATTATGTTCTTTATGAGTTATGTATATTTTTGCTTTTAAAGTTCTTTTTTCCTCAGAAATTATTTGATAACTAACTGACTCTATTTCAGTTCTAAACCATTCTTGTAACTTTCTGCAAATATGTTCAAGTTTATACTCAGCTACATCTTGTTCATTTATTATTCTTATATCAAGTCCTAAATTTTCATCATAAAAGCACTCTATTGAGTATATTTTTAAGGAATTTACTACTCTTTGCCAAAACTCTTCTATTCCTGAAATAGTTGAAAAGTTAATATCTCCATCATTCATTTTTATAGCTTTCATTAAACTACTCCTCCACTTGTGTCATTTCCTTTTGCTACTCCTGAATGCTTATGATTTTTTAAGCTCTTATCTCCAGCCTTAACATCTTCTGTTGCTGAAACAGTTCCAGTTGAGGATATATTCCCAGTTTGTGTTGTATTTCCTTTTTGAATAGTATCTCCAGTTATTTCAACATTTCCTTTTTGACTAGAATTTCCTTTTAAATCAATATTTCCTTTCTCTAATCTATCTCCAATAATTCTAATATCAGAAGGAAATTCAAGACTTTCAGTAGCATTTGGAATTGTGAAAGGTAAAATAAAGCCATTATTTAAGTTATTCCTTCTATTTGAATCCATAACATCATGAGAGCCTTGACTTATATATGAAGAAATATCAAAAGTTAATATAAAATACGGCATTATATCCCCTTCTTTGATATTCCAATCAATATGGTCTTTACTATCCCCAAACAAGGCAACTGGAACATTACGAAGTACAGGTAAAGCAACTCCATTTGGACTAAACAAAGGCTCAGCATCCACAAATCTACCATTTCTTATTTTTTGTATTTTTACTAGAATTATCCTTATGTTTTCCATCATCTTTCATCACTTTTACTCCTAGTTTCATATTCCAACTATCATTTAAAGAAATATTTACCTCTTCAACTTGCATAAATCCACTGACATCATCACTTGAAACATATATAATGTCTCCTTTTTTTATATAGTGAATTGGGAAACATTCAACAGTATAGTCATATTTATTACTTTCTTTTACAGTTTTCTTTTTCTTTTCCTTATTCCACTTTTCATCTTTTTTACTATCAGTTTTTTTATTATCTGACTTTTTATTTACTTTTGTTTCCTTTTCTTGCTTTTCAACAGCTTCAGGATTATGTATCAAACCACTTTCAAAAGTTAAATAAATAGCTTGATTTTTCTGCTTATCTGTATAAATGTAAAGATCATCACCTTTTAATGTCATTTTACTTTCAGAATCTCCAACTAACTCTTTTAACTCCTGAAAACCTTGACTATAACAAGTAAAACCATTTGTATAAACTTTGTCTTTATTCAGATCCATAGAAATAAGATTTAAACCTAATTCCTTAGTAACTTCTTTAATAGCTTCTGATATTCTTACATTCCCATCCAAACTAATAGAAACTATTTTACTGCTATTCTTAGTTCTCTCTGAACAGGTTAGCTCTTGAACAAAAGAAGCTCCATCTCTTGCTTTTTTCTTTTTAATAACTTCATACTTAGAATAATATCCAATATCAGACTCATAACCAAACCAAAGCTCTATCTCACTTCCTACCTCTATGTCTTGACTTAAATTGTATATTTTAAATGCCCCTACTCCTACTTTCCCTTCTTCTCCACTTTTTACCTCAACATCAAACTTTAATCCATTATTATTATGATCATTTATTTTTACTCCATTTATAACAAGGTATGAATTTCTTGGGAAAATAGGTCTATTTGCTATAAATTCCATTATTCCTCCACTAAAAGTTCAATTTTATCTATATTTTCATAATCAATTTTTACTGCTTTTCTATCCAAAGTATTTGGAATAATATATTTTTGTGGATATTTTTTATTAAAGTTTCCTTTTTCATCAACTAATTTATTAAACCAAAGTGGAATACCAAATAAAATAGGCTCATTTGGATATATTAAATTATCCTCAATGTCATAAAGTGTTACATACACCCTTTTATCATAAGAATTATATGTAAATTCAAATTGAAAGGTTGTCCCTGCAATAGTTACATCAGTTATATATGGAATTGATTCTTTCATTATATTTATTTTCATTAAAATGCTCCTCCACCTGCTGATTTTCCACCACCATTACTATTAGGTAATTTTATATGTTCACTTTGTAAATCTCCTTCCCAATCTTTTGTTCCATTTGCATTTTTTCTTACTTCATTTATTTTATTTCTTACTTTTGCTCCTGTTTTTATTTTTGTTTTTTTCCTTACAGCAGGTTTAGCCTTTTTGCTGGGTGCTGGTATCATAGAAACATGAGCAATTTTTATTTCAACTAAGGTAATTGTGAACTCTGTATAATATAAAGATGTTATTGTATTTCCTATACTTGTGATAGCCATATTTTTATATAACTTAACCATATACAAGTCCACAAGTTCTCTTTTATTTCTAAGTTCTATAATTTTTTCAAAAATTTCTTTATGATTAGCTCCAACAATTTGAACTTTAAAAGATAATTCCAAAGGGTTTGGAGTTATATTATCAGCTATTTGAGTTCCATCATCTATTGGAACTGTTGGAACATCATTAGAATAGCTTTCAGATACATCAGAAACTAATTGAAGCTGGATATTTCCTAATAGAATAGGTGGAGTTTTTTTTATACGATTATCAATTTGATTAGACAATGAGTTAGCACTGCTTAAAAAACTACTTACTTTACTCATCAAATTTGTTATTGAAAACATCTATGTATCTCCTTTTGCAATCTCATTTTGTAGCATAAAATCTTCTAATTTCTCAGCTATCATTTCTCCTACTCTGTTCCAATCAGTTTCAGCTTTTGCAGTTGTTGGCATATTTATAGTAAGATTTAATATAACTCTTTTATCAGTTTTATTGAAATTTTTAGTATTTGTTGAACTTTTTATATCCGAAAAGCTATTATTTTCCACATTTGAATAAGCATTATTTTCTTCAGCAGTTAGTACCCTCTCTCCCTTATGAAGTTCAGCTATATAGCCATCGAAAGGGACATAGTCAAGTCCTGTTTTATGTGTCCCATCTATCACAGGAGTATCTTCAAAATATACTCTTTCGGTTGTTGTTTTCTTCTCTCCACTATCATCAAAAAACCATGATATACCTGGTAATGATTTTATTTTTTGTCCCAAGTTTGAGAAAAATCCTTTAATATTTTCCCAAATTTTAGCAACATAATCTAATATAAAATCAAAAGCTGAAGCAGCAGTTGACTTCATTGTCTCCCACACTTCTTTTAATTTATCTATTAGTTTAAAAAATATATCAACAGCTTTGTCCCTTAAACCTACGAAAAAATTACCTATATCAAGTATTTTGTTATATAAATAACTTCCTAACTCTGTAAATTTAGCCTTTATTAAATCCCAATTTTGTATTATTAGCTTTCCAACCGTAATAATTAAGCCTATTGGACTAAGCCACATAAATATTTTTTTACCAATATCCCATAATGCTTTAGCAAATACTTTTATTTTAGCCCATAATGAAGCTAATTTAGCTTTTATTAAATCCCAATTTTCTATTACTAATTTTCCAATTGTAATAATTAAGCCAAAAGGAGTAAATAGCATAAACATCTTTTTCCCAACATCCCATAATGCCTTACCAAAAGATTTTATTTTCTCCCATATTTTTATAAAAAAATCTTTTATTTTTACTCCAAAAGCTTTTATACTTCCCCACAGTGCAGCTAATTTTGCTTTTATTAAATCCCAGTTTCTATATAATAAAACTCCTATTGTTATTGCAGCTCCTATTGCTAACATATATGGATTCATTGTAAAACTCATTGCATTTTTCAATGCATCTATTCCTTTGACAACTTCATGTATAACTAACATACCAGTGAAAGCACTTGCTAAAGGAATTAATACTTCTTTCCACTTAACAATAAAATCTATTACTTTTCCACCAACATTTATTATTTCCCCAAAAACATTGGATATATTTTCTGCCCATTTAGTAAATGTTCCGTCTTCTTGAAGCCTTACTAAAGTATTAGCAAATGGAATAATAACCTTATCTCTAAGAATTTGAAATGGAGAGTTTTCAACTATATCTCCAAATTCATTCACTCCTGCCAATGTTGAAAGTGCTGACTTTGCAGCTCCAGATATGGTTGATAGTCCTCCCTTAAATGTTTTGGCTTGTTTTTCCATTGCACCACCAAAACGAGAGTCCATCATTTCAAATAAAGTCTTATTAAATAACTCTAAATCTTGAATTTGTCCCTTATTATTAAAGATTTCCAAACCTTTACTTTTTCCAAATTCAGCTATCATATTTTTAGTTATTCCAAATTCTTTTAATCTTTCAAGTTCTCCAGTTCTTGCATCGGCAACAGCTTCAATTGCTTGGTCAAAACTTTTGCCCATTCCTGATGCCATATCCCCAATCATTTCTAAATAGGTTCTATTAGTAGTTTTTAAAATTCTATCTCCTTCAATTCCATAAGATTGAAGTTTTGTCATTCCTCCAACTACTTCTTCAGTTTCAAATGGAGTTTTATTAGCAAATCTACTCGCCCAAGCTAATTTCTTTCTTGCCATATCCGAATCTTTCAAAACAGTTTCAAGTGTATTCCTATACTGTTCAATATTCCCTGCTCCTTCAATAGCAGTTTTTAATGTAAATCCTGCTGCTAATGTTGCAGCAATTCTTTTTAAAACTCCTAAAAATGAATTAGCTTTTTCTTTACTATTTTGAAACTGTTGCTGGGCATAATTTCCAAAGTTTCCTAATCCTCTGCGAAGTCCAATAAATCCATTTCTTAATTTTGAAATAGCAGGAAAGTTAGCTACAATCTTAGCTTTTAATCCACTGAAAGTTGAACTTATTTTATTCTTAAAATTGATTATACTCTGCTTTACTGAATTAATTTTACTTTTTAAGCTACTAAATGCTGAACTTATAGAGTTTTTAGCATTACTCATGTTATTTTTTAAAGCATCTATTTGTGCATCAATTTTTTTTAAAGAATCAAGTCCATCTCCTATCACTTTAAAAGCCAATGTTAATTGCTCAAGCATAGCTAAACTCTCCTCCTTTCTAACTTTTATTTTTTCTTTTAACATAATTAGCCCAAGCTAATTGTAAAAGCATATACTCCTCATAACATAATTCCCCAACAGGTTTATTAAAGTATGAAATTTTAGATTCAAAGCAAATGTCAAACCTTCCTTGTTTAATTTCCCTTATTTTCTCCAAAGTTCTTAATGAATAAAAAGGGTGTTTGCTGAAATTCTGTAATAACATTGACTATTGTTAATAAAGCCTCTTGATCCATATTAAAAAATTCTATATCTCTTGCTTCAGCTGGTTGAGCTACAAAAGTTGTCAATAACTCTTTTGCTGTTGTTAATTCATCTTTTTTGGCTGAAAGTTTAAAAAATGTATCTGTTGAAACTCTTTCTACTCTGAAAGATCTGTCCATTGTTTTAAAATCTTTTCCAGTCATCATTAAATCAAATTCTAAAGCTCCTAAACCATCAGGTTTAAAAATTATATTTGAAACATTTTTATTTTTTAATTTTTCTAAAAATTCTTTATTTTTTAATTCTTGTTGTTCTTTTTTATCCATTAGTTTATTGCCTCCTTGACACCTGTACATACAAGTTTAAATTCTCTTGAATCAGATTCTCCATCATTAGCCAACTCG